TATTAGCAGTCGTAACATTACCTGTTACATTTTTTCTAAAATTATCTAACTGAACATTCTTTAAAATCCGCTCTTCTGTTGTTGTAATAAAATTATCTAAATTAGAAACAAAACTAGACTCTGTACTTTCAAGATAGTCTTGTATAGCTGTTTTTAATGTAGCGTAAGTCCAACTCATGATATTGTTACCGTTACTGTTCCTAATGTACTCGTAGCTGTATCCACTAAGTACATCGAACCTATTGTATCACTATTTTGTGCCCACATGATAGGGGAAGTTACTCCATTACTATCTTTAGGGTTGCCTACTATAACATAACCTTGTCCTGTGGTCGGTGCTGAAATAGTTGGTCTTGGTTGATATAGAGCTTCAGGGTCAGCTATATTGTGTGGTGGATCTAGTTGTGGATGTTTAGGTTCGTAACACTCACCACAAACCTTAAAACCAGTCCACTCTTTTCTTAGTTCTAAATAAGGATAGTCAAAACCACATCGGTCGCAAATAGCTCTAGAAAATTTGCCTTGAGCATAAGCCATTAATAAAATCTCCTAGCAGGGGTCAACATCAGTGATGCCCTATTTCTATCCTCGTCTGCTGCTAATTTAAAATCTTGTTCGTATTGTTGTTTTAAAAGACCTGCTTTCTGAGGATTCTTTTTTAAAGCTATATAATAAGCTAGTCCGCTGACCATACAAGGCATAAACCTTGAAGGTACTTCTGGGTCTTCAGCAGAAGTATTCACGTCATCAATACGTTGTATTCTGTAAGAAACTAATTGATAGTTATTTGTGTCTGGTGTTGGCCATAGATTAACTATGGGGGTTATTTGTCTGTCTACAAAATATTGAGTAGGTCTTGCTTGAGTAGTTTTAGTAGGGATATTTAAAAATTCTTGTCTACCTATTCTGTCTATCTCAATGTCAAGCACTGGGCTTTTGCTAGTGTCTCGTATAACTGCAGACAATATATCTATATCGTAGGAGTTTAAATTATAACTAGCTGTGCCTTGAGTTAAATCTAGAGCTACTTCCTCTATAGTCCAAAGATTCACTCCTCTGTTTGCCCAATCAGCAAACATAATATTTAAAGAACGCCTAGCAGTTCTAGCATCGTACCCTGTACGTTGTTCTAGTCCTGCTAGTTCGTATGCTTCTTCTATAGTGTCTGCTATATTTAAAGCAAAAGTTTTAGTTCCTGAGTAAGCCATTAAAATTCTTTAAACACATGTATAACTATAACATAAGTGTCGCCACTAGAAGCACTTCCAGTAGTTAATTTTATGTCGCCAGTTTTACCTGTACCTGATGTATTACGCAAACCACCATATTCTGAAAAGTCTTCAGAGTCGGAAAAATTTGCAGGTATGTCGTAACAAATAGTATCAACGGTAGCGTCCCATAAAAGTTTTACGCTCATACCACTACTTGAATAAATTATTTTTGCAAGACGACATCCTGTACAAGGTGCTCCATCACTTACTCGTGGTGCTAAAGCACTTACATCTATTTTAGTGACAGCTGACTCACCTGTGCCATCAGACGTATTGGTCAGCTGAATAACAGCTGACCTATCGCCATCTGACAGAGTTGTTGAAGTTACTGCATCTGCCATAAGTGTCTCCTAAAATTAAGAACCAGAGAATGGTGTTACTAAAGTTCCTGAACCTAAAAGAATACCTTCTACAACGTACTTAGCAGTATCAGCAGCATGTACTTTTATAATGCTTCCTGCTATACCACCTTTAGTTGTACCGTTTAAAGTGATGATATCGTTAGCAGCACCTGAAATAAAGGTTTTACCTGTTGCGTCATCTACACCAATATAAACACCTCCAACATATTTATCTGTGCCGTCAGTAACAATAGTCATAGCAGTTGCTGCTGTAATAACTAAAAATGTAAAAGTAGCACCTAAGTTGTTAGCTTGGTTTGGGTCTGTAGGATCGCTTGGTACAGTTGAAACAATTGAAGGTAAAGTAAATGCACCGTCTGCATCATTACACAATAAAAGTTTTCCTGCGTGATCGTCTACTGTTAAGGTTGTATTCGCTGTTAAACTAACAACTGAATTTGTACCTGCTGAAATAAATCCTGCCAATGATTTGACTGGACCTGAAAAAGTTGATTTAGCCATTATTGTCTCCTAACTAAATATGTTGCCCCATCTTGGAGTAAGTCTGCCGAGTCAGTTGGTGCAACGAGTTACCTCGGTTTAGTTTATTGTAAAGTAGGAAAGGTAAAAAAGAAAGGGGAACTATATAGTTCCCCTTAATGGTGTATTTAAACACCCACCCCGAAAGGATTAAGCTCCTGGTGAACCATACATTCCACGCCAGTCACTAAAGCCGAAAGAATATCTTTCTCTTGCTTTGTATCTAACGTTTCCTGTTTCGAAGTCACCTTCCATGCCAGTTGACATAGGTGATCTTACGAAATGCTTCATACCATTAGGAGCGTCAGTCTTGATGAAGAATGCATCAGTATCTGTTAGATAATGGTTAACAACGTAACCTTCTGGGAACATTCCCATGTTTTTCATTGCGTTGATGTCATTATCTGAAGTTGATACTCTTCCTGGAGATTGAAGAATCCTCTCAGCCACAAATTGTAGTTGAGGTGGAACGATTAATTTTCTAGCCTGAACATTAATCTTGATTCCTCTTTCGTCTTTAAATTGAGAAATATCAATTAAAGCATTTTCCAATGAAGTTTCATTCAAGTCTGCTGCAGTTGTCGGTTCATTTGCCTGATCACCACCAGTTAATGTTGGGTGATTAGTTGCAAATAGCTCTTTACCGTCGCCTCCTGGGAAGCTTGAGTTAAAGCCGTTATTAAGAACGTTTGCTGCTTTTACCTGTTTGGTGTTAGCCATTGAACGTGCTAAAGCTCTTGTATATCTAGAAGATAGGCTATCGTAGAGGTTATCTTCGATTGCTTCTTCTGTCAATGAGAAAGCTAAAGCGACAGTTTCATGGGTGTAACGAGATGTGAAAGTTTCTTGAGCTGTGTCATAACTAACTGAAGCACCTTCTCCTTTTACTGGAGCTTGTGCAAAGCCAGCCAACATTACTTCCTCTTCGAAAGCTCTGTCAGAATTTTCAGTGTCAAAAATTTCAGCATGCTCGTTTTCGTAACGATCGTACTCTAGACCAAAAAGTGCATTTAGTCCTGGTTCGAGTTCTTTTACTAATTGAGCTCTATTAATTGCCATCTATATCACCTTTTAGTTATTGCCGAACTCAGAAGTTGGGAAAATTACATACAGTCTAGCGAATTGACCAATTGAGTTATCAGGTCTGTCAACAAACCCAACAACTTTGGCTATGCCACTAGTTGTAGTTGTAGTTACCCCTTCTTTTGAACGGAGATTGTTAGCATCACCTGCAGTTGTAGAAATCGTGAATGTTCCACCAACACTGGCTTGAGTAGGAGTCCCAGTAGACTGAGCCTCATANNCAATNTCAGGGTCGCTGTATACATACGCTTTCGCATCTGCAGAACCTAAAGTAGCAGTCGTGCTTGACCATTTTCTGGACCAAACAGGAGTGCCGTCTGTTGCTGTGTATTGTACACCGTAGAACACACCTAGAGGTGCATCAGTAGCACCACCTTGAAGAACGTAACCACTAGAAAGTTTTACTACATCGCCTGAAAAAATATCGCCTGTAGCTCCACTCTGGATTGCGAACTCTGATGGTCTAATTGTACCCCCACTTATGTGGTACGCTGGTGTAAATCCATTTGGATCATTTACATTAGCCATTATTAACTCCTATGTTAATATTAAGTTATAAATTAGTTCTAAAGATTATCCTTTAGAACCACCGCTTCCAAAAGTAACCTTAGTTGACCTAGACGGATTGTCTATGGGCATAATAGGGTTACTCTCTCGCATAAGATTGTTGTCCACTGCATCCATTTGGTCGTTAGCAAGTTGAGCATAATAATGTCTTCTTTCTGCGACCGTTTCGGTAGGCATCTTAGCGAGGATTAAGCCACCAACTCCTATGACTCCAGCGTGTTTACCCTCGTCTATGGAAGGTGCTTCAAAATCAGGATGGTCTTTTGCCATTACTGGCTCCCAACCTTCACGAATACGTTTAGACATATTCGCCTGATCTTGTTGACCTACCATTGACTCACGTATCCATCTGTATACATAGCCCTCTGGTGGTGTAGGTGCGTCTAATAAAGACGGTGGACTCCATGGTTTTCTACGAGCTGTTTTTTCTCGACTTTCTGCAGATCTGGAGGTTCGATCTGTGTTAGTAGTATTTTTATTTTCGTCTACCATTTTTTACTCCTTGACATGCTTAGCATATTCTTCTAGTGGCACACCTAATCTTTTTGCTATTGCTACTTGACTCGGTGTGAGTTGTACTTTTCTACGTGAACGTGTTCTTGCTGTTGTAGACCCTCTACTTGAACCAGCTACAACCTCGTTCACCATGTTCTGTTGAGTTTTTCCTAATTTATGAGGAAAAGCCTCTGCCATTCTTTTATCCACTTCTGCATAATATTCGTCAGAAGTAGGATCGTAACCTTCTTGTTCTACCAACTGCCTATGAAAAGCAAAAGCACTAGTAGTCATAGCTACATCAGAGCCGAACCATTCGTTCTTTTTAGCCCAATTTTGAGCTTTAGGATCTGCTTGTACTTGAGGCTGTTGTTGAACTTGAGTTCGAAATTGTATCTCTTTTTCAACATCAACAACAGGTTCTTGTACCTCTTCAGTATTTTTTGCTCTGACTCGATTAAGGCTTTCCTCTTCTACTGCTAATTTAGCAACATCTTTTTGAGCTTCGAGCATGGCGTCTGTATCGCCCATCTCGTATGCCTTTTTATAACGGTCTTGAGCTGCCTGAAGTTCAGAACCAACTCTACCTTTATACTCATCATATAAGTTCTGGTCAGTTTTTGAAAGTTTATTTTTTGTCTGATTAAGTTCACCTTGAACAGACTTAGCATAATCTATTGCTGCCTGTTCACGTCTTTCGGCTTCACGAATCTTATAAGTAAGTTTAGCGATACGTTTTTTAACGCCTTCGCTATAGTCTTCTATTTCATCAGATTCTTTTTTAGCTTCTTGTAGAGACTCTTCTTCTTGAAGTTCCTCATTTTCATCATCTTCTGACTCAGGGAGTTCAACTTCCGTTAACTCTTCCTGTTCAGCTTCTTGTTGCAAGGCTTCATCTGCCATGGTTTGCTCCTATAGTTGCGTAACTCATATTAACCTGCTACTACATCCTCTGGATCGTTTATAACTGCTAATACATCGTCATCGTTTAATAATCGCAAGTCGCCACCCTCAATTTTGATTCGTGCTCCTGCGTACCTGCCGAA